CACAGCGGCGTCGGTGATGACGCTCCCCGTGTCCGTGTCCTGATAGATGCGCTGGAGGCTGTGCAGGCTCGTGTGGACGTTGATGCGCGTTGTCTTGGTCAGTGGCTCGATGTGCCACAGGTCGTGATGGTAATCGTCGGGGAGGGCGATACTATCATCCCCCTCCGCGAACGACAGTTCCTCGGTCGCCTCCAGTTCAGGCAGGCAGAACTCGAAAGCGATGGCCAGCAACGCTTCGTTCAGCAGGGCGAGGATTTCCGAATCCGAAAAGGAATCGTCCTTCACCGCCCGCTGCACGAAGGTGACAAGTTCGGTTGTGTTCATCCCTTCTTCCTACGCCCGCCTTTGCGTGGCTTTTGGGCCTCTACGGACCCTGCTGGTTCGCCCTGCCCTGGCGCAAACACAACCTCCTCGGATGGCTCCATGGGGCGCGTGGCGATGATTTGGGCATCAAGCAAAACAGGTACTTTTTCCTTGGGCTGATAGACCCTGAAGTTCCCGCTCTTGGCCATCATCTGCCGATGCTCGCCGGACAGCACGGGGCAGACGAAGTCCCCATCATCGTTCCGGCGGAAGACGTAATTGAAGCCATTGATCCGATGATGAATGGGATAACCGCCCCGGCTGAACAATGCTTCCATCAACATAATGCTACCCCTTACGCGCCGTAGGCGGCCAGACGATAGGTCAGGATGCCGGTGGCGGTGCCAGCGGCCTTGGTTGCGGCCACGTAGGTGATCTTCGCGGCGATGGTGCGCGCCTCGTCGTCAACACCGATGTTCAGCATGCCCTCCGCGACGTTGATGGACTGGAGCAGGTCCGAGTCGGACACGCCTGCCGAGATCAGCTTCGAGCCGGACACGAGCCCTGTACCAGCGGAATCGAGGATGCCCACGTCGTAGGTCAATGTGTCGGTGGCGTGTGCGTCGAGTTCCTCAAGCAGGAGCTTGAAATCAACGATTACGCAGTTGGCCGGCAGGACGTTCAGTTTGATGATGTCGTCGGCGGCGTGCGTGACGGGCACGGACACGACGGCGGACTGGCAGACGACCTCGCCGGTGGACTGGGGGAGGACCAGCGGACGGCGAGCCAGGTTGGTGATGAGATCGGAAGTGAAAGTTGCCATTTCGTTTTACCTCGTAGGTGAAAGGGCGGTTTCCCGCCCCGTTGCGGTTTCAGTCAATTAGGCCACGGAAGGAGCGGCAGCGTAGGTGTCGATGGCGATGACGCCATAGTCCTTCGCGTTGAACGTGGTCTTGTTGATGCCGAAGATGGAGTTGGTCGTGATGACCACCTGATTGCCATTGTCGCGCGTCTCCTCGTTCCAGTCGAAGCGCAGGCCGGTGCCGGGAGAACCGAACGCCATGACGAGCGCCTGGTCGCCCAGGAACAGGGCACGAGCGGCGGTGACGGTGCCAGCGCCGTAGTCGCTGAATCGGATGACCGACTTGTGCGAGTGCAGCACGACGTTGTTGTGCATACCCAGGCCGCCCTTGAAGATCGGGCTGTTCTTGCCCTCTGCGGTCGCAGCGGCCTTCTGGATGGCGAGCCAACCAGTGTCACCAGTCGTGGTGCGCAGGTCGTATTCCTGCCAGGGGTTCATGACGCACACATAGTGGTCTTCGCCGTTGATCTTGATGGGCTGAATCTGGGGAGTGCCCTGGATGCCGCCGCCCATCATCTCCGCGTTGGCCTTCGCCACGTCGATGAAGTTCAGGCTCATCTTGTCGCCGGAATCCATGGTGCCCTTCGCGCCAGAACCGATGATGAGGTGGTCGGTGTCAGGCGCGGAGAAGGCGTTGTTCGCAAACCCAGTGTAGTCCGTCGGGAAGACGAAATCCGAGTTCACGCCACGAGCGCCGGAGGCGTACATGAACAGCAGTTCGTCAAAGACGCGCTGCCACCAGTCGGCCTGGCGCTTCTTGGCCACGTCGCGCAGGTTGTGGAGAGTACGCTTCCGGGTCATGCGCCCGCCGGAGTTCACACCGCCGCGCATCTGGTCGATGTAGACGGTGTCGGAATAGAACTTCAGTTCCTCTTCCTTGCCCTCCAACATCGAGTCGCCCTCGACCGGCTGCATGGCGAGCTGCATGGACAGGTCGTAGGTGATCTGCTCTCCAGCGTCGTTGGCGAGTTCCAGAAGCTGGTGGACGGGGGCATTGGCAGCGGGGCCGGTGCCCATGAACTTGCGGGACCAGTACCCCTGCTTGGCGACATCCACAGCCAGCAGGCCGGAATACCGCTTGACGGCCTTCGCGTCATTCAATCCGATGATAGTCTGTGCCATTTTAAAATCCTCTTTTTACAGAGCGGACCGTGTGGCCCGCGTTAAATTTTACTGTGAACGAGCCCAGCGACCACGGTCCTCGTCGGACAGTTTCGCAATGGCGGCCTCGAACGCTTCCCCAGTCAAGCGGTCCAGATAGGCAAACCTGTTTCCGTCAACGTCATCGGCTGGCGCGGCGGCAGGGATGCCCTGGAGAGTCTTGGGGGCCTTGCTCACGTCGGCAGCTTCCTTCTTCGCCTTTCTGATCGGGCTTTCGTCCTTCTTGGTGGACGGCTCCGCGTCGGGCTGACGGCCAATGGCGGCATCCACCTTGACCTTGGCTGCGGCGAGCAGGTCCGCGTCACTCATGGACGCGCTCTTGGGGTCGGCCAGAAGTTTGTTCACCTGCATTGCAAAGGCGTCGTAGAGAACTTCGCTGTCGCGCAGGTATGCGTTCTGACCGAGAAAATCCTTCTGGGACTGTTCCCAGGACTTATTTGCCGATTCCTGGGCGAGTTCCGCTTTCAATTCGGCCTTGACGATCTGACGATCCAGGGCCGATTTGGCGTCGATATATTCGTCGATGGAGATTTCCCCTTCATCGAACTGCTTCTTGAGGTCCGCGAGGTCGGCGTTCAGTTTGTCGAGGGCCAGTGTCGCCTTGTCGGCAACTGGCTGGACGGGCTCTTCTTTAACCTTTTCGACGTATTCTTTTGCAGCGGCCTTGAGCGCGTCGTTCGGCTCGTCTTCTTTTGCCTCGTCCTCATCGGCGACCGGCTCCGATTCGCCAGCTACGGACTCGTCGGAATCCTTTTCGGCGGCAGACTCTTCCTCGACAACGGCCTCTTCCTCGGTGCCTTCGGCCTCAACCTCAGCGCCGGACTCTTCACCAATCTCGTCTTCCATCGCGGCGATTTCTTCCTCGGACAGGCCGAGTCCATCGTACTTACTCATCTTCGTGTCTCCTCATACCGATACGGCTGTACCATGGGGCGATTCCCCTGGGCCTGTGCGTTCGGGTCGGTTGGTTTCTGCCTGGGGGGAAGGTTCATCTTCGGAGGCTGCTGGACCTTGTGCAGGGCCTCGGCCTTCTGGATGCGGACCTTCTCCTGATCTATGATGATGCCTGCCTCTTTGGCCTTGGCTTCGGCGTTAGCCTTGGCAACCTTGGCCTGACGCTCGGCAATCTCAAGTTGCTGCATGGCGGCCTGAAGTTCGGCCTCCTGCTGCGCCCTGGTCTGCTCGGCCTGTTCCGCCTCCATGTCCTCGGGTGATTCGTCGGTCTGATCCGGGTCTTTCTGACCGGTCATGGCGCGGATGCGCTTGACCATCTCGTCCTTGCCAGGGATGTCGGAGAGGTCGATTGCGAGGTCCAGAAGGGCCATCGCGGCGTCCGGGTTGCCCAGTTGGCCGATCATGTTCATCATGCTTTCGAAGGCAGCCTGACGGGCGCTGGCGCTGAAATTCATGGCGTCCACTTGGAAGTCGGCCTGTCGCGCCGTGATGTCGTTCAGGATAGAGCCGTCCGGCTGCGGCTCGTTGATCGTGACGTACTGCGCCTGTCCACGGTCGCCCACGATGCGGACCACCTTGCGCTCGGCGTAATACTGCTCGATGAGGGACAGCGTGATCTCGCCCACGATCTGGATTGCCATACGCAGGTTGTCGAACAACTCTGCGGTGACGGCGTGCCCCTGGTCCTGGCGGGCAAGGATGGCCTTGCCGCTCTGGGCGTTTGATTCCCGGCCCATCATCTCGTCCGTCACGCCGCCAGTGCTCTCGATGAACTCCCGGTCCTGCTGCATGAGCATGACGTGCTCTTCGGCAAGTTGGGCCGTGTTCCTAATCTCCAGTTCCTTTCCGGTGCGCTTGCGAATGATGCCGTCAGGGCGGGCCGCCTCGTATGCGAGTTCATCCCAGTCTTCCACCGCGTCCTCGTCTGCAATGATTTGTTGCGTGCTGAGGATGAACAGGGCCTTGGACCGACGCTTGTTCAGGTCACTCTGCGGATCAACGAGGCCACGGATGACACCATACGGGGCGTTCGCACGCTTCTTGCGGAAGCCCCATATTGGCACGAGGGGAAATCGGTTGTGCTTGTGCGGCGACGGGGAGTCCTGTAATACGCCAGCCTCGCAGTAGATCATGCACCGCGTCTGGAGCCGCACCGCGTCGTAGATGCTCGCGTGGCCTGCCTCGACCATGGCGTTGTGATGCTCGCTCTTGGGGTCATAGACTGCGCCGTTGAGTGTACCCAGTTCATCCCCGCGCAGAATCTTCCCGCGCCAAATCTGGCGATACCAGCACTCGGAGAGCTTCACCCTGGACCGGCAGTCCTGGAAGATGCCAACGCCTTGGTCGTAAATGTCGCGCTCTGCATCCACGTCGTCGAGGAGCATGGAATCAGTTCCAAACTGCGCAGATGTCACGGCCGCCGCACGAAGCACGTCCTGCCTGTCAGGGAACATTTCAAGCGCCACGTCGAGGTCCACATACCGCTCGCGGAACAGAAACCTGGCGTCGGACATATCCGGCTCAACGCTCATCGGGTCGTACCAGACGTTTCTCCAGTCCTCGTAGCCCTGATAGATCGGCTCTTCCGTTGGGTCGCTGCGGATCGAAATTTCAAGCCATCCAACACCTGCCTTGATTGCGTCGGCAAAGGCGCGGCTGCGGGCGTAGGGAAAGCGGTTCACGTCGCTCACGAACTTGAGCAGGTTCGTCTTCGTTTCGGCGCCCTCGGTGTCGTTCGCCTCACGGGGCAGCACGCGGTAATCCACCCGGGTGCGCCGCTCGGTGCCGATGATCCAGTCAACGGTGGACTTGATGATATTGAAGACAAGCGGGGCCTGCCCCCTCTCTCTCAACTCCTGCGCGTCGTCCTCGGTCCACTGGTCTCCATCGTAGAAGTCGTGGTCGCGCATCTGCGTGTAGCGGTTGTCGCGCTGGAGGTCTGCGGCCTGGTCGCGCCACATGCGAACGCGACGGAAGCGGGCCTGCACGTCATCCTTGTCGAGCGGATGATTCGGCTTGTCCGGCTTGGCCTCGACGCCAATCAGGTCATCGTCCTGGGTGTAGGCTGCGTCTTTCATGCTGCGGGAATCTCCACCGTCATCTTGACATGGTTGCCGTCGATTTCAGCGTTCTTGGTCGCGTTCTTCAGGGCCTCTTCGCGCATCTGCCGCACGGCGATGTCAACCGGATTCTCCCGTGGCGGCGCTGCAAACAATTCCGTGATGCCTTCCTCGATAACGGACGCGATGGAGGCCATCTTCTCTTTGGTTACAAGGCCGAGGCTGTACCGCTTGCAAATGTCCGTCGCCGCCCACCACATGAACTTGTCGAAGTTCGGGTTGTGGTCGAAGGAGTACAGCCATGCGTTGTCCTTGTTGAACATCGTCGGGATGTACTTCTCTGGGTTGACCTTCGGCGTGATGAGCAAGACGGGTTCGCCGTCGTCCGTGTATGAGATGCGCCTGATGACTTCAGCCATGAAAACTCCTCTATGCGGCCATTGCCGACCGACGCCGTATCTTCCGATGGGCGCTTTGAGATTTGACGATCTTGGGGAAGCGTGCGCCAAGGCTCTGGTCCGTGATCCGCGCCAGACAGTCGAGCATGTCGTCGTGCATGAGCACCGGGAACGCGTCGTACTCCTGCTCAAAGAACACTCGTGTGAGGTCGCTTGTTTTCCCTTGACTGTCCGTGTACGGACATGAAAATGGGAGGTAGACTCGCCCAAATTCGAACAGGGGTACAAGCGTCTTGATACGGTCTTCCTTGCTCAACTTGGTGCCGCCAAGCTCCGTGATGTCGAAGCGGTACTTCTTGTGTACCTGCTCGCTCTTGATGTGCTCGATGTCGGCCTGCATGGAATACTGCTCATACCCAACGCCAAGCGGCCGATACTTCTCATGCAGCGCAAACAACTTCGCCGCACGCTCCGTCAGGTTCAGCTTGTCGCGCACGATGTCGATGACGTAATAGTTGTTGTCGCTGTTCAGCCCGACCACCCACATGGACGTGAAGTCGTTATTCTTGCGCTTCTTGGAGCCAGCCGGGTCAACGAGGATGTAGGTATTCATCCCGGCCCACCCTTCCTGCACAGGGTTCCAGAACCGCTTCCATTCGTTGCGGAATGTCTGGTCTTCCTCGGCAATCGGATTCAAAAGCTGCTGGCAGGAAAAGATGTAGCTGCCCTGCTTCTTCTTCTCGTCCAACGCTGCCTGGCTCAAAAAAACAGGCACGCCGTCAGCCTTGCCGTTGTCCGTCGCGGGGTGAACCCTGGGGACAGCCGCCTCTCTGCGGATGATCTCCGACCACGTGTCGTAGAGATGGTAGCGCGTGCCGATGTAGCGCACCCTGCACCGCCCGGACGACACGAGGTTCGTAGACATAGCCCATGCGTCCGTAACCTTCTGGATCATCTCCGGATTGGTGCACTCCTCGTCGGTGATAACGTCGTCGTAAATCATCAGCGTGAAGTGCCTTCCAATAGGCTGCCCCTCGACAAGCCCCCACGCCTCGATGGTCGCTTCCTTTGGGTTCGTCTTGCGCTTCAGCGTGATCGCGTCCTGCGTCCACTGCGGCGACTGCTTCTGCGGGAACTCGTAGAGCACATCTGGAAAAAGATTGTAGAGCGTCTTGTTGTTCTCAAACTCGTTCTTGATCTGAATGAGAAAGCCCCGCGCCGCCGTCTTCGTGTGCGAGAATATGCCGACCGTTTCCTCGGGATTCGCAAGCACGTCCTGAATGGTCTTGGCGAAGGTTATTAAAGTGCTCTTTCGATGATCTCTCGCCCATAAGTCCAAGTAACCATTAGGATTTTTCTGTATCTCCACACACCGCGCATACAGCCAATCATGCTGCACGTCCTTGCGCCCGAGGATATGGACGAGCAGGAAATACAGGTCGCGCAGCGCAAGGGCCTTCATGGCAACCGCCTGCTGCTCGATCCCGCCCTTGGCCTTCGCATCGGCCAGGAACGTCCTGTAGAATTCTTCCTGCTCAAGTCTCGTCATGCCGCCCTCGTGTACTCGAAGCGAACTCTGCTCTCGCTCCTGTCCCAGAAAAACCGCAGCCACCATGCGCCGATTGGCTTCGGGGAATGCTCACCCTCAACCGCCCAGCCGCCGCCCTGGTCTGTGATCTCGTCCTTATAGGTCGGGATGCACAGATGCACCTGCTCGTCCTTGTATTCCCTGCCCTGGTCGGAAAGCCGGATGCGGGCGATGGGAAAACTCCATCCCTCGTGAATGTGCCCGGACAGTTGGATATCGGCATCAGGGAAAACTACGCTGCGGCGATTGGTCTTGATGACGCCTTTCGTCACCGGCGCAGCTCCGCCAGAACCGTGCGTGTAGGCGATGTTGAACGCCTTTCGCTGTCCTTTCGGGCCGGAGAACATGAGCCGAATCCATCCTCGATATCCACCGAGAACAATCTGGCTTCCTTTGTTCTGAAGCCGCTCAACGAGTCGTCGCGTCAGATTGGACTCCATGTGCCGAAGTATTGCCGTCTCGTGGTTGCCGGTCCCAAATATCGCCAGGTTGTCGCGGTACGGCTCAAAGAACCCAAGGGCGCCGCGCACAATCTCGTCGTAATAGTCCTCGACCTTGTGTTCCCCAGCCAAGTCCGACTTGCTGGACCTTCGGTCATTTCGCCCCTGCATCGCGCAGAACAAGTCTCCGAAATCGCACACAAACGCGCCGCGCTCGACGGCCTGGTCCAGATGCCTCTTTTGCATCGCACGGTTGCTGTGCGGGTTGTCGAGGTGGCGGTCTGCCGTGACCAACATCCACTGTTCCCAGTTCTTGTTGCGGTCCATGGCAATGCGTATCGTCTGGACTGTCGACCCTGTCTCCTCAACGCTCCAGTTCATCGCTTTTTCCGCCGTCGCTGCTTGGGGCAATTTCGCTTCTCCTGACACATGATTGCGTTGACGTGCTGCGCGTTGAGTTGCGCCAGCTTCCCACGAACTCGCTTTGACCTCGCGTGGTTCATGCGGTCACGAAACCGTTACTTCGACGTCTATGATCTTACCGTCCTCGTCGCGGACATCGGACACCGTGAGGACGTACTCACGAGGCGCACAATAACTTGGCTCTTCGTCAAACATCCAAGAGAAGCCTATGTATTCCGCGGCTCGCTGATGGTAGATGAACTCGACGCGGTACGGCACGAAGCGCATCTTCGCCATGACGTACGGGAACACCTCGCTACGCATCACGCTTTCCGCCACTGTGAACTTGCCTATTCGCTCCATATTTACCTCGCACTGGTTCACGCGTTGCCCTCTGGCATCACTCCGCCGAACAACAGCGGGATGATCCATCCACCTTCGTGCTCGACAATGACAAGCGGCGCGTCGTCGTCCATGTTGCTCCTAAAGGGTGGGGCCTCGGGCTTCTTTACGCCGTTGGCCCCGGCGTCGGGTAATTCCGCCTTCCCGGCGGTAAAAGTAACCCGGAATGGTGCGCCTCGCCCGCATTCGCCACCAGTTGCCCGCATATTTTCAGGGGTCTGGCCGGGTCTTGGCTCCTCGTCAGGCGTTCCGGGTGTTGTCCGTCCAATCGTCAATGAACCGTCGTCCAATCGAAAAGTTTGCCCCGCGCCCGCGCTATCTCAAGACGAACCCTTGCCAGTTGCATGAGCGACACACCGCACAAGGTAGATTGTGGATCACCTCCCCACGGGCAGCGGGGGCTGACGTTTCTCAACGCCGAAATTTATCCACCAAGGCCGAGCATGACGGGCAGCAGCCGCACAATGTCGTCCAACTCGCAGCCGAGAATCAGCGCCGTGATTGCCAGCGCAAAGACGCCGATGATGATCATCTGTTTGTTGGTCAGCATGTCATGTCTCCCATCCCGATGCTCTCCAGCGTCGCCACATCAAGCACATTCGTCATCGCCACGGCGTCGACATACTTGTAGGCCCTGCGCAACCGCAGCCACTTCAGCGGAGGGAAGCTCGTCTTCTGCTGGATGATGCTGATGAGGTTCGCGCCGAAGATCGCGTCGGCGTAGTCCTCTTCCTCGCGCGTATCGGCCACCTGATACATCACGTCGTGGACGTTGCAGACCGGGCTGATGTCGAGGCCCCAGATGCTATCCGGGACAAGACGCCCTTCAATCCCTTCGCGCCCGCAGCCGTTCGTCCTAGCGAGAATCTGTGCAAGCGTGAGGCGAGTCATTTGCAGCGGGCAGAGGAGTTTGCAGCCCCAGAAATCGAAATAGTGGTGGCAGATTGGGGCGCTCATCTCGCAGCCCCCACCAACGCACCGATCGCGTCCAGAATCTTGGCCTCACTCGCCTGCTTCTCAAGCACGACACGAATCACGCCCAAGTTGTCTCGCTCAAACCGCAACCCTTGCACACTCTGGTCGCCCCATCGCGTGTAGTGGGCCGTGTAGCCGTCGGGCGTCGTCATGGAGATGGTGGCGCAGCCCTGCATGGCCCACGTGGCGATTCCAAGCAGGACGACGGCGGCCGTGATGACGATGCGGCTAGGCCACTTGAAAGCGGCCTTTATCTCTCGCTCAGCCATCTCGATTTCCTCTTTCGTGTGCTGCATCATCCCTCCGAAACTATCTCCCATGCGCGGTGAAAATTGTCTTCCCACTTGTCCTTGTGGGGCTTCCCTGGACGCCAGACGTTGAGATATTGAAACCACCCGTCGGCGGAATCGCCGCGTTTCGGTAACGGATACGGGAATGGCCATAGCGCCAGCCGAGCTATTCCAGCTGCTAAAATATCGTCCGTTTCAATGCGATGATAGACTGCTGCGGTTGTCGCCGCGACTCCACAACGCCAGCACAAGTCAGCGGCAAAGCCTCTTGTGGCGGGATGTCGCAACACGCCCTGTACGCCGATGCGCTCAAACTGCCAGAGGCCACGAGCAGGGCCACCAGCGTGCTGTGTGCGGTACTTGAGGGCGGACTCTTGCAGCCCAATGGCCACGAGCATGGCCCGCGACTCGTCACTGGTCATCTGCGGAGGCAGCAGCGCGAGTGCCGGGTTGATGATGTCGCGGATGATGGTGTCGGTCATTTTCCGCCTCGCTCGTTGATGATCTCGGCCTTTTCCTTCTCAGAGATCGGGAGGAACTGGATCGCAGCGCGTAGCATGCGGAACACGATGTCGAGCTTGCGGCTGACTTCGTCGTCCAGGGCGTCCTGCCTGGCGGAGAGTTCGGCTTGTTTCGCCTTGATGGCGTCGATGACGCCCTGGAGGTCCTTCTTGCAGTCCCCCTGGCACTTGACGCACCCTGCGACTGTCTGCTTGGAGCGGCCGCCGAGCCAGAAGCCTATGGCTCCGACGAGGAGCGCGCCGAGGATTCCGCCGAGAATTTGCACCCAGATAGCCGCGTCCATCATTTCATCACCTCACACGCCCGTCAGTTCGCCCCGAGCCTGGGCGTTTGCTTCCACCTCGGCCTCGAACCATTCGCGCAATTCTTCGCGCTCCTTCTCATCCTGCGGCTTCGGCGTCATCTGCGTCAACGCCTCGTAAATGATCCGCGTCTGCTGCGGCTTTAGAAATGGCTGCCAGAATCCCATCACTTCATCCTCGCTGTAATCCGCATCTCAACCGTCTCACACCGGCCCTTGTACCCATCGACCGTTTCAATGTACGGCTGGATTTTGTATTTGCCGGGGAGGAGGTCGGCGCCTTCCGGCACGGTATGGCGCAGGATGTTTGGAGACACGAGGGCCGCTGCCCACTCTTCCTCGGTCGTCGATCCTGGGCGAAGGACAAAGAACGACTGCGCAGAGATTGATGCGACCGGGACAGCCTCCTTCTCGGAGTCAATCAACGGAACGTCTATGTTCAGGCCCTCGACATATTCATAAATCTTGGTCGCCATACGTTACTCCACGTCGACGTTCATGCCTGTCGATGACCGACTGGTGATGGACTTGCACACGCTTGAAGCCACAGACAGAGACAACGCAACGCTCGATGGAATGGAAATGCGCGGAGTTGGGAGATAGTCCGCGTTGAAAAGAGTCGGAGTTGACACGATGGGCGCAGAGATGGACACGCCCTGGCCGACGAGCAAATGGATCTGGCCGAGAACTGGCGACGAAACTGACGGCTGTGCGGTGACATCCTGGCCGACGAGATTATGAATCTGCGCCAGCGTCGGGCTCGTCACGGTTGGGGCAGAAATAACCACGTCCTGCGCGGCCAAGCTGATGGCAGGAGTCATCGACGGCGAATTGACAGTAGGAGCACCAATCGCCACATTCTGCGCCGTCAACACATGAATCTGCCCCAACACAGGAGTGGACACCGTAGGCGCGGATATACCCACCCCATCGCCAGCCAGCGCGTGCACCTGCCCGAGCGTCGTACTTGAGACTGTCGGGCTTCCGATAGCGACGTTTTGCGCCGTGAGCGGGTCCGTGTCGGCCGATACTGACAGCGCAGGCATGGACACGGTAGGCGCACCAATCGCAAGGCCATCGCCACCGAGAACATGGATTTGGCCGAGCGTGGCCGTAGTGACCGTGGGCGCACCAATGGCGACATTCTGCCCCGTCAGGTCGTCAACATCGTCCACGATGGACAGCGCGGGGCTTGAGACTGTCGGGGATGCGATGGAGACGTTTTGCGCCGTCAGGGAGTGGACTTGCGCGATGGACGGAGCGGTGACGGTTGGCGCGGAGATTGCGACGTTTTGGCCCGTGATGCTGTCCGTGCCGGTTGTCGCTCCGAGGTCAAAATACACCGGCCTCGCCACGGGCATGAGGAGCGTGTACGGTGCGTAGTAGAGGTGCTGGATTTGCGGTTGCGTCAGTATTTGTTTGACATGGATATATGCGCCGACTGAGCCTATTGAGCCAGTGTTGTTGCTATTGCCCATCAGCGACATTTGCCCAGACTGCAATTCTAATGGCGAAACAGGCGTGGTTGTCCCGTCGAGCGTGCCGTCAGAATACGCGGAAAACGTCGTTCCGTCCCAACTCATCGCCGCCAGAATTGACTGATTGATCGTGTGGCTGATTGAGCTTGTAACGATGTTCGCAGAGCTTGCTCGAATGGTCGATATTACACGCAGCGTTGCATTTTGAACCTGAAACCCAAACTCTGAGCGATTAGAGAGATACCACCTATTATACGTCACAGTTGGCACTATCTGCTGCACAATCGTGAAAAGTCCGCCAACGAGGCCTGGCTTGACTAGACCTGCGGACGGATCGAGATACCCGGAAGTCCGCTCTAACCCGTATGCGCTCCACCTATAATTCGCTACGTCTGTTCCTACTACATAGTCTGGCTTTCGGAAAACGTCTTGTAGTCGTACCCCGCCACACTCCCACACGGGTAGATATTGCACAATAGCGGCTGGATCAATTCCCATCCGCTCGGCATTGATCTTGACCGCGTATTGTACCTCTGGCATCGGCCCCCATTGCTGGGGTTTAACGTCGGGCCTAAATCGTGGCATGGACGCACTGCCTATATCTGACGGTGACGTTCGTCAGGGCATATGTCGCGGTAGAGAGGTTGACCACGCGGACGCGGAACTTGCCGATCATGTCGGCAGGGATGGTGATGACGCGCTCTTTCGTGGTGTTCGTCACGAACGGCATCGGCACAGTCCACGGCAGCGACCCTTCGGACTCGAAATTCGTGCCGTCGAGGTCGCGCTCGATCTGCACGTTCGCGCCAAGAGTCGAAGACGCGGCATATGTCAGGTCAATGGCGACTTCCGTTGCCACCTTGCCGTCGTTGTCGATAGTGCCGAAAACAGTGGATGACGCCGCATTGATCGTCTGATCCTCGGAGCCGAGCAGGGACCATGCGCCCCAATCAAATCCTGCGCTCATATTACATACCCTCCATCGCGTCACGCACCTGCTGCCAAGTCACGCCAGCCGTGACGGTCTGCTCGGCCAGGCCCTTGAGCACAGACGCAGCCTCGGGAGGCAGTAGTTCGTCGAGCATGGCCCGCGTGCTGTCCAACGACAAGTCCAGTGCCCCACGTTTCAGCAACTCAAAGCCCCACTTGACAGTAGGATTCGACGCGGCAAGGGATTCCATCTGGTCAAGCAACTGCGCTCCGGCTTCGGCCCCAAGGTATTTCATCGGCGTGCCAAGTTCGGCCATGCGCTCGACAAGCACTGTCTGCGGGGCGTTGAGTAACTCGGTAATCTCGCCGGGTGTCTTCCCTTGCCAACCGTTTGAGAGGATAGCCTCTCTGATTTCAGCGTGCGTCATGGCATCACCTACGCGGCGTCAGGGAAGTTGACTTCAATTGCCCCAAGCGTGAACGTATTGCCGCTCGTCACGGACTGCGAAGACGAAAGAGCCTGCGCGACAAGAAGACGGGAGTTCGTCCCGTCAATCAGCGCAAAATGAGACGCCGTGCCCGTAGCTGACACGCTGCCGTCAGTAATCGCACTCACCACAACCTTGCGGCCAGAAGTCGCGTCAGTAGGTGCGCCTACAGTGGGAGAAGATTTTGCCCCGAGCTTGTACGTCGCGTTGGCCTCGGCGTAGGTCGTGGGCATTGCGGAGCAGATGACAAGGGCCGTCGTGTCGCTGTCGAGGACGGTTAGACCGTTGTCGAGAACGTAGTCGTTGATGTATCCAGCCATGATTTGTATCTCCTATCTCTGAAATTTACTGCTCGACGGTGATCGTGATCGCGCCAGTGCCGAACCCGCCAGTTGCCACGCCGATGTCGTACAAACCGTTGACCGGAACCTCGACGACACTAGTCGCGGCCGTGAATGTCTGTGTGCCCACGACGGCCCCGGTCGGACCATAGCGGCGCAGGGTCACGGTCGAGTTGACAGACCCCTGGATGATCTGGACCAGGCAGCGACCGCGCAGGCCCCTGCTGTGGGAGTCGCCGCGAAGCTCGAATTTGTCGCTCCATGTGTTCTGGGCCGAGACGGCCTTCTGGATAAACATTTACGCCTCCTGACCGCCTGACGCGGGAAAACGCCGAAAACCGAGGCCCTGAGAGCCCGCCTGCGGCGTTCTGGAAAGTTTTTGGATGTAGGGTATGGGGGAAAATTGGCTCATTCCGGGGATTCCTGGCCGTAGACCGAGTCGAGGACGGATTGGAGTTCAGGCGGCAGTGTGTGCTTAATTTCGCCCTTCACCTCGGCGTTGATGGTCTGGGAAATCTTGTCGTTGAACATGCCCAAGTGCCTCGCCACGGAATCGAGAGCGCCCTTCTTGTCGGCCAGTTTGATCTTGCGGACCTGGGCGAAAACGGGGCTACCATTCTCATCGGTACCTGCCTTCTCGACGGCGATGTCCATGCCGGAGATTGCGGCCGCTACGTCTGCGGGAAGGTTCGGGATGTCGATGAGGTTGCCGTCGGCGTCGTAGAATTTACGGGGGTCGAGGAATGCCAATTTGGCGTACTCTTGGAGGACTCGGTCTTGGGTGATCTCGGTGCGCTCGGCGCGAGCCTGCTGAGCCCCTGATATGGCCGTCTGAATTTCAACTTTTTTCAACAGCCTTTCGCCCTGAGATCCAGCCGTCTTTTCCGAATATCCAGCCCGAATTGCAGCCTGTGTCGCGTTCAGGTCGACAAGGTACTCCGCGACGAAAGCAGTCTGCTTCGGCGTGAGCGTTTTTTTCTTGTCAGCCTGATTTGCCATAGAAGAACACCCGTAAACCGTGTGAGGATGAGACCTCGACGCTATAATAGTGGAAGTGACACCTTCTCCGCCCCGTTTACCAGCCAAGCCATTCTTAACCGCCGATCTTTGATCCCCGCTTCTGCGGGCCAGTGCTTAACGACGGGTTCCACTGGTCGGGATACGGACTCCCTGAAAGGCGGCTGTATATTCTTCAGCCCCAGGGCTTATTGCGTCTGCCTGGGCCAGTCAGAGGAGCGGGTCACTCCCGGTTGCGGCTTCATGTCGACCCCCTCCCTCATCCCTGGCCGCGCTCTTTAGCCACGTCAGTGCTTTTGATTTTTCCGGGCTCGCGATTAAGTTCGAGGGTCGCGTGCAATTTACATTGTCCCTGCGTTTGAAATCTGGGCACGAATCAAACAAAATTGAGATTATTTTACGATTTGTTTGTAAATGGCGGGAATAATGAGAGAAGAATTTTCACCCCATGTGTTGACATGCACCTGATAGGTGCTTATTTAATAGTCAACAAGGACGAACAACCCGAAACAAACCGGAGGATAAAATGAGCTACGAAGAATTTGTGACCGAATACGAGCGTGCCCTTCGCAACATGATGAGCTACGAATTGAATCAGGTTGGTTCCATCTACTTCTGCGAGAAGGCCGCGAACTTGGCCGACGACTACCCTGAGTTTATGAACCGCTACGACTCTGAAAACTAACACACACCGGGGGCCTCGCCCCCTCAAAAGGAGAATGACATGGAACTGGAAACTGGACGCATCTACACGGCAGAGGAACGCGAGAATATGACGCTGGTGAACTGGATGAGCGAAGACGGCGAAGTTGGCGGATATGACGGCGCGAACGTGGCCGACTACTTCGACGCCAATGGCCGCTACCTCGGTCCGGATCAGGATGGCGTGTACCCGGAGATTGAAATTTATGCCTAGCCCCAACGACATCAAGGAAGCCCGCCTCCGCGCGGGCCTCACCCAATCCGAGGCTGGCCGACTCGTCGGGGGGTCACGGAGGACGTGGCAGAACTGGGAGGCGGGAGTGTCGCGGATACCGGCTGCGAAGTGGGAGTTGTTTCAGATTAAAGTGGCGGGCCAGAAATAACAACGGCCCCTCTGGTGCGGTAACACCTCGGGGGCCTCATCCAAACTCGCAGGAGGAGTTATGGACGCAAATTCGGTACAAATGATTCTCGTCGTGGTCAAGTTCGTTATCGGTTGTGCAGTCCTCTGCCCGCTCGCCGTAGCCGCATACAGACAAAGTTGGCTGAAGATTTTCTGAACTGAAGCCGGGCCTCACACCCGGCTTTTCTCCTGCCTCGCCGCCCACGCAGTATAGACACTCACCTCCGCCACCACCGCCAACTCCCGCAAACTCATCTCCCCGTCGTCAAGCCTCGCTGCCCGCTCCCGTGGCATCTCCAGCGACCTCGGAACTGTGAATTTCTCCCCGCCTCGCTCGCGTACGATGAACTCACCAGCGCCCGGGAACCGCGCCTCAACCAACATCAGGAATTCTTGCGCCGTCAGGTCAATGTTGTTTTTTCTTCCGGAATACGCGCCGAGGCCCTGGATGTCGGCGTGCGTCATGCCTCTTTGCCCCTTGGTCCTTGGCCTGCTCCGCACGTATTTATGAACGACTCGGTATCAATGGCGAGCACGCCGTGACTCCCAGCCGCCTCAACATCCCACTTTTGAAGCGCGTATGCCTCAACGCCGTTCTCTGCGCTCACGGTCAGGCACCCATTCCTGTCAATGTCTGCTTTCATGCCGCGTCATCCTCCCTGTAATCAGTCCACCCCATATCCCGTAGTTGCCCGAGCAGATACTTGACTTCCCGGTCCACCTCTGGCGCGTAGTAATACTCCCCGCGCACCTGGTCGTGCCTCATCCCGCGTGTGTCGGGGCCGAGGTTGTCGTGTCGCTTGATTGGTCGCCAGCGTTGGAATTTCATCCTTCCACCTC